TACCACTAACATCAGCCCGTGGTCGCAATCGGGCACCACGATCAGCGCGGCCTGGTCACCGTTTAGCGCTGACGGCAACATCCGCCCGGACCTGCTGGCCCGAACCCTGGTGAACGGCAAATGGACAACCAACGCCAGCGCAAACGAAGGGTTCTTTATGATTGGCGCCAACGACGAAAAAGGCGGCGCAGATAGGAAAGCCAGCGTCAAGCACGATGACGCCATGATCCTGCAGTCGAACTTTCCGTTCGATTCGGATCTGACCGGGGAAGGGCTGACGATTCAGTTCACGCCGGTGCAGCCGCTCGACCCGCTATTGCGCCGGCTGCGGATGAACCTGCCCCTGTCGGATCCCACCGGTACGCCGATTGTGGAGCTGCCCGGCATCACGTTCACCATCAGCAAGCCGGTGGATGCGGAGTCAATCGACCGCCAAATTGTGCTGCTGTTCGCTCGGCGCAAGGCGGCCGGGAACTTCATCTTCACCGCCGAAGGCTATTCGTTGTGCAAGCTGACCGACATCGGCGCCGTCAAACGCGACAAGGTCAACCCGGATGCGCCGTCGCTGACCTATACGGTGCTGCCCGATCCCTACCATGTGGGTAAGGACGCTGGGGATCCGACGTCGACGGAGCTTGTCCCGGCCTATTATTCGGTGTGGACGGCTGGGGCTGGCTGGACGGCGATCGCAGCCTGATGGCCAATCAGAGGCCGGATGCGGCGCGTCGGGCGAGGGATCAGGCCGCCGCTTATGATTCGGTGTTCGCCGCCACCCCGCTGGAACTCACGTTTTCCGACGGCAGCACGGAAATCGTGGAGATCCCGCCGCATCCCAACTTGTCCATGCTCGATGACGAACGTCAGGAAGCCTATGAGGAGTTGATGTTTGAGGCCGAATCCTTTGATAGGGAGCCGGACATTTACATTCCTGAACAGACCCTGGAGTCCGGTGTGGTGCTGCCCGCCGAAACGCGGAAAGGTCGCGTCCTGCAGCCCTACCGCAAAGATGGGGAGCTGGTGAAACCACCCCACTCGGTGAGGGTGGTGCAGGCCTGCCTCGGCGACGACAATTACGCGAAGCTGCGCCGGGCCGGGAAAAACGCGGCCGACGTGTGGCGGATCTGGAACCAGCAAGGATTGGATCTGGCTAACCGCAGTGATGTCGACCCGAAAAGTAATGGTCGCGCAGGCTCTTTGGTGTCGTTACGCCGGTGAGATCGCCTCCGATCTTTCCCAGTACCATCACCGCCGCATAGCCGACTGGCATCGCGGCGTCATGTGTTCGCATGAGTTCCTTGAGCTGTGCGAGTGGATGCCCGATGAGGGTCGTTTCAAAACCGCGCTGCGCAACGGCGAGCCATCAGAGGATCAGTGGGCGTGGCGCCAAACCGCGAACGAGTCGGCGATCCTTCGGGCGGGGATGGTCCCGAACACCAACAGCGAAGATTGGGGATCACGGTTATTTATGCCTAGAGCCAAGATTGAGGAAGCTGACGACTGGGTGACGGAGTCGCAGGAGGGCCGCGAATCGTTGTTCGCGATGGTCAACCAGGGCGACGACCTCGGCGAGGATGAGGATTGGAGGATCCTGCAATAGCGATCCACATAGATGTCGTCACCCAGCTCAACGAACGCGCTGTCGCCGCCGACGCGGCTGAGTTAGCGGCCCAGTTCGGCATCGCCGGCGAGAAAGCCCGTGAAGCGTTCGACGTCGCATTCGCCCGTTCTGCTGGCAGAACGGCGGGCACCCAGTCGATGCGTGCCCATTACAAGTCCATGCAAGACGACGCCGAAAACGCCGGGGAGCAGGCCGGGCTGGGATTCGTCGGGAAACTTTTGAACAGCGTGAAGCAGGGGATGGGCGCCGGAGTTTCCAGTGTGCGTGAAGGTTTGGAATCCGGCGCCATGATGAGCGAGGCAGCCGAAGCCGGTGGGGCCATCGGCGGGGCTTTCGCTGGGGCGATCGTTTTGGCCGTCGGAGCCGAAATGTTCAAGGTGGCCATCGAAGTCGGCGAAAAGTTCGAGGAAATCGAAGACCAGGTCACTGTGCACACCGCCCGCGCCGGGGAAGCCTTACACGAACTCCAGGACGCTGCGACGTCGATGGTCGGCAGCCTGGACACCAACACCAAATCCCTCGGTACCGACATGGCTGTTTTGGCGACCCGCCTGCACGCCTCGGGTGAGGAAGTTAAAAGCATCACCGGCCATGTCGAGGTGCTGCGTGATCGGTGGGGCAGCCTGGATGTGAACGCTTTGGCGGGGGCGTTCGCCCAGTTCGGGCTGGACGCCCACAGCGCTGACGATGCTTTGGCCGCTCTTAATGAGCAAGCCCGGCAGCAGGGTGTCGAACTGAATACGTTGATCAATGACACCGCAACGTATTCGCGGCTGGCGCAGGAACTGGGGCTGAGCATCCAGCAGGAGGCTCACTTCTTCTCAGACCTTGAGGCCGCTCACATCAACACCGGGCGGGCGGCGATGGGGTTGCAGACCGCGGAGAAGGCGCTGTCTAAAGAGAACGACGACCGCCGCGCTAAAGGCCTGCCTGAGGAGACGTTGCCGCAGTTCGTGCACCGCGCGACGGATGCGATCAACGGTTTACGTAAAGCCCATCAGGACGCCAAAGCTGAGGAGCTTGAATTTTTGGTGTTCGGTACCCGCAACTGGATCGAGACCGGCGCCGCCGCACAAGATTACGTCGACACGATGAACGCTCTCCCGGGCGCTTTCGATGCGCCTGCGGCCAAACTTGACGAGTTCAAAAACGCCACCCAAACCCTGCAACGCGAGATGCAGGAGCTCAGGAACAGGATCGAGGAAGCGTTCAAACCCGTCGGCACAGAGGTTCTCGACCACGCGAAAACCGCGGTGCAGGAGCTGATTGGCTTCCTCGACGATCACAAGGAAGCCGTCAAAGCGATCTTTGAGGTGATCGGTTTCGGGCTGGAAACCACGATCAATCAGTGGCAGGTCGAAATCAGGATGATCGTCGACGGTGTTGAGACGATGCGCCGGCTATGGGAGGTCACCAAGGATTATCTGGGCTTGTTGGGTCAAGTCGTGTCGAAGTTCGCTGAGTGGGCCACCCATCTGCCTGCGGTGGCGCAGATGCGTGACGTCATCAAAGAAATGTCCGGCGTCATCTCGGCGATCCCCAGCGCGATCAGCGGCATCGTCAACGCTCTCAACGGCGCGATCCCGGCGCTGAAACCTTTGATGGATTTCCTGGAGCGCGCCAAATCGCTGCTGGACAGTATCCCCGGCGTCACGCGCACCGTGCCCGGTACGGCGGTGCCCGCGCCTGGGGAAACCCCTTATCGGCTTCCGGCGGGAACCCGATCCTGGTGGGACATGCCGGCGCCGCCGGCGCCGGGCCCGTATGCGGGGATGACGCCCGAAGAACTCGAACCACACAAAGGTGGCCCCAAAGGCGGCAAAGGCCCGCGGCTACCCGAAGCCCCCGAGGTCCCCTTCCCTCCCGGTTACGGTGTCCCCGAAATCGGGGAAACCGCCAGACATTTCCGCGACCGCATGGAAGTGATGCGCGCCCAACACGAGCTGGCCACCGATCAGGCCCGGCTCAATCAGCTTGAGCACACCAACACCGCGAACCAGGACGACATCCAAAAGGCCAAGAACAAGATCGTTGAGGATCAGCTCAAGGTCACCGAAGCCGAAGCACGGGTGAATGAGGCCGAAACCACCCGGCTGCGGAAACACTCCGAGGATCTCGGGGAGATCGGCGCCAAGATCGATAAGGATTTCGGGATCTCCAGAGGGCTGCCGGGGATCGCGGAGAACCTGACCAAATTCCTCGCCAATTTGGCGTTTGCTCCGGTGTTGGGTGCGTTGAGTGGGGTGTCGGCGGCCACCGGCGTCGGCTCACAGATGAAAGGTGTTGGCCTGTTGGGGTTGGGTTTGGCGTCGGCTGGTGTTGGCGGCGGCCTGCCCGTCCCCGGCGGGGCCGCTGGTGGTGCTGGTGGCGGGGCAGCGCAGCCGGTGTGGACCGGCGGCGGCTGGACGATGCCCTCCACCAACATCGGATCGATATCGAGTCCCAGCGACATCATGGCCGGTGGGGGCCGGGTGCGCGCTCTCTACGGACTGGCCGCCGCACTGGAAGGCACCCCCTACAGCCAGGCCCTGCGCAACGACTGCTCCGGCATGGTGTCCAAACTCGTTAACGCCGCTATCGGGTTGCCCCCCGAAGCCAGCTTCGCCACCCCCAGTGAAGGTGCGTACCTGTTCTCCCACGGTTTTCAGCCTGGAATCGGTCCGCCGGGATCGCTGCGCATCGGGTGGAACCCCGCACCCGGCAACTTGGGACACACTGCGGCCACACTGCCCGGAGGCGAGTCCGCTGAATCTGGTGGCAGCTCTGGGGGCTTCCATGTGGGAACTGGTCCCGGCGCGTTCCAGCCGCAATTCACTCAGCATGCGTGGCTGCCCATGGGTAGCTACGATTCCGGCGGCGCGGTGCCGCTGGCCGACATATCTCAGCCGTTCCCCTACCCCGGATATCAGCCGGGCCCCACGCCGGGCGGGCCGCCCATCGATCCCAGCCAGATGATGCCCGGCAGCCCGTTCTATCCTGGCCATCCGTTCTTCCCGTTCCCACCAGACACTCAAATCCCGTCGCAGTATTGGCCAGGCTATGACAGCGGCGGCGCGGTGCCGATCATCGCCCACGGCGGCGAATGGGTGATGCAAAAGTCGGCGGTGGATCATTACGGGGCCGCGTTCATGTCAGCCGTCAACGGCATGAGTTTCGACAACGGTGGCCCAATCATCCCTCCACCTGAAGCGCCCCCGCCGCCACCGACGCCGCCACCGGCGCCGCCCCCACCCCCGGCCCCCGATCATCAAGGCACCCAACCCTCCCCAGCAGCGCCGCCGGGAGCCCCCGCCACCCAAGGCACCCAACCCCAAGCACTGGGCGGAATGCAACAAGCCGACATCGCCGCCGGGCTGCGCGCCGGGGAAGCCGGCAAACCCGGCGCCGAACAACCCTCCCGCGTCGGCGGCATCGCAGCCCCCGCCGGCGACACCCAAGGCGGCAAACTCGGCATCCAAGGCGGCCTCCTCGGCGGCGCCATCTCCGGAGCCATCGGCGCCGGATCCGCAGCCGCCGACGTCTTCGCCCCCGGCAGCGGCGCCGCCATCTCCGCCGTCGCGCAGATCGCCATGCAGGAAATCAACCGGGCCATCGCCTTCGGCGGGCAGCTCGCCGGCATCGGCGTAGAAGGCCTGATGGAAACCTTCCTGCCCGCAGGCGCTAGCCAGCTCGCCCAATCCTCGTGGCTCACCCGCATCGCCGGAGGACTCGTCGGGGCCTCCCCCGTGCTGCCCAACCTCGCCGGACAACTCGGCGGCTCCGGTAAAGGCTCCGGCCTACCCCAAGGCACCCCGGGCGGCCCACCGGGCACCGAAGGTGGGCTGACCCCCGAACAAGCCGCCGCCCAAGCCGGCAACGTGTCAGTGCAAGGCGGCAACACCGTCCAAGGCGACCTCAACCACACCGTCGTCGGCAACCTCAACTATTACGGCGACAAAAGCGTCGGCAGCGTCACCAGCGACCTCCAGGACCATAACGCCACCGCCAACAACAGCTTCGCCGCCCTGAGAGCCCGATAGATGGTCACCACCTATCCCACCTTCCCCACCGGGATCACCCCCGCCGGGGCTTACCACAACCAAGCCGGACGCATCCCCCAAGTCGCCTACACATCACCGGACGGTAACTTTGTGTTCAACCTGATGGGCGGCAACGCCATCTACGACCGCACCGCCCCGGAATGCGTCCAACTCAAAGGCACCAAACTACCCATCCCACCCTGGACCAACATCGAACAAAAAGGCGCCAGCGAAGACGGCGCGAGTTATGTTCTGTCGCTTTACGATCCGCTCGAGGTCAACCTGAAACTCATCATCCGTGGCCGCGACCCCGCCCACCTCCGACAAGTCATCCACGATTGGATCGCCGCGTGGGACGCCAAAACCGAAGGCCAACTCTCCTGGACCAGCACACCCCAAGGATCCACCACCCCAGAAACCTGGTGGCTCCCGGTGCGCTGGGGTAAAGCCCCCGAAGACGACCTGGCCGCCATCAACGTCTACCGCCAAGAAGTCACCTGGAACGCCAAAAGCTACGGCGCGTTCTGGCAAACCGACGACAATGTCGCGTCCCTGTCCGGCGGGACGATCACCCTCACCAACATCGGTGACCAACCCATGTTCCCCCGCTACATCTGCTACGGGCCCGGCACTTTCACCTTCGCCGACGGGCCGAACAGCTCCGACACCGTCACCTTCGGCCCGCTGGTCGCCCCCCAAATCGTGCAACTCAACACCGACCCCCGCAAACGCGGCGTCGTCGACCTCACCACAGGGGACATCCCCGTCGCCCAACAAACCCCCTTCCAACAAGCGCTGGCCGACTTCCTCACCTACGCCACCGGCGGCAACCAAACCGCCCTCGCGACAGCCATCGAATCCAAATTCGGCATCGTCCCACCCCAAGGCAACCTCTACTCCCTGCTGTCGGGCCGCTGGTCAGATAACGCCGCCATCCCCCCTGACGGGCAACCCCACACCGTCTCAGTGTCCTCGACGGGCGGCAACGTCATCGCCGCCGGCACCCCGCTACGCCGGTGGCCGCAATGACCGACCTGGCCGCGCTTGAGGCCGCGCTCAACGGCGCCGACCCCCTAGCCGCCGAACAAGCCGCAGCAGCCATCGCCAAAACGCACGACCCCACCTCCGATTTCACCGTCACCTTCTACGACCGCCTCTGGCGCCCCATCGCCGCCCTGGGCGACGACATGATCTCCTGCACCGGCACCGACCCCCGCAACAACCTCCCGTCGGCGACCATCAAAGTCAAAGGCAACTCGAACCTCATCGACAACTTCATGTCCTGCGCCTCCACCATGGTCGGCATCACCATCGAAACCGGCGGCCTACGCTACGCCTACTACGTCGACACCTTCGACTACGAAATGACCGAACACGGCGAATGGACCGGCACCGCCAACTGCAACGGCATCTGGGACATCCTCAACTTTCTTGTCGTCTGGGCAGATTGGCTGCTACCCATCCAAGCCCAAGTCTTATCCCACGCAGTCTACATTTCCCCGCTGTGCACCGTCCTGGAGAACATGATCGCCGAACAAGCCCTGCGGATCCAATCAGGGATGCATGAGTGGATCGACAACATGAGCGAGATCGATCCCGACATCCGCTCCTGGTTCGGCACCCTACTGTTGTCCAACGGCAACCTACTTGAGATGATCAAAACCCCCATGTACGTGGTGCGGCATCCCCCGCTCACCGACACCAGCCCGCTGTACGCGCGCACCGTGCGCTTTGAAACCGTCGGCGCCGTCCTCAAAGACATCACCAAGGCCTACGGCGTCGACGTCCGCGTCGACCTGTGGATGCCCGGCGACGACCAACCCGACCAATGGACAAAAAACTACAGCGCCCTGTCCCTGGACCAACCCACCTACGTCATCACCGTCAAAGACCGCTCGCAGATCACCGGACCCACCGGCACCATCATCGACTCCGTGCTACGCACCGTCGTCGACTTCCAAGGCTCCATGCTCGGCAACACCCTCCAACCGCTGCTGAACCCGCAAGGCATGTACGCCCCCGAAAACGTCTACATAGCACCAGTTTTGGGTGTCGACTTCGTCGCCCCCTGGACCGTCGTCATCGCCCCGGAGCCCGGCCAAAAAGGCTCCGTGTCGACCTGCAAAATCTCCACCCACACACCAAAAGGCTGGCAGCATATTTTAGGCGGGCGTTCTCCGAAATGGCTCAACGACCTGTTCAACTCCTTCTTTAGCTACGTAATCGACTCCATCACACTGCTTCTGGGCATCACCGGCATCCCCTCAGACCTGCTTTCGGGATTCCTCAATGACAGCTTCTTAGCCTTCCAGCTCGTCAGCCACTTCCAGCGCAGATCCCAAGTCGGCCCGTACCACCCAGCCATCGAAGTCATGCACCCCACCGCATCAGCGCCCTACAATATCGAATCCCTATTCGGGTTCGTCAACGCGCTCTGGGATAGTAGGGGCTGGGTCGCGGCGCAGTGCACGATACGAAATGGAGAGGTTTACACCCTCGGGGTCGATATTTTCCGCGGAGCGCTGGTGTCCATCATCTACCGCAACCGCACCAAAATTTTCACCGACTACGTCGAAAACGTCATGTGGAGGATTGACAGTAAGACTCGCGACGTGTTCATCCAGGTCGGTGACGGCAAAGCCAAAGAATCACCGCTAGCCAAACATCAGCGCTACATCACTTCGGTGATGGAGGCCGTCAACGTGTTAACCCTTGCCCCGCCGTCCGGCGGCGCATAGGAAACCTTATGACTACTCCGACCCCAACCCCGACGCCAACCCCAACCCCGACGCCAACCCCAACCCCGACGCCAACCCCAACCCCGACGCCAACCCCAACCCCGACGCCAAC